CCTAAATTAAAGCCGCCGTCACCATCGCCTCCAAAGAGACTGCCTAGACCGTCGCCTCCACTAAATATACCTTGTCCGGTTTCTTCGGGATAACCAGTAACGTAAGCATCTTGTAATCCAGAGCGTCCACCCAGTCCAACTCTATCTCCAATTCTTTTCATCCATTCCGGAGTAACGCCAAGTCCTCCGGCAAAGGGACTTTGGGGGCGCCGTCTGCCGGTTACCCCTGCTGCGTTAGGTCCGGCTGGACCTAATCCCAACATACTTCCAAAGAAATCTCTTATTGCGGGAAAACGACCTTCTGTTCCTTCTTCATCTCCTACTAATGTTTCAATCCCTGATGCCTCTTCTGATGGAAACCAATTGAATTGAGGTGCTGTTATATTACCTTCTGCATCAAAATTAAATCCAGCTAATGGATCGTCACCTTGCGCCCAAGGAGAACGCCATGCGTCTCCGTATTCATCTCCATAGTATTGATCCATACCGGAGCCAATGCTGTAAGGGTCATAACCATATTCTACTTCTTCCCCTAACATTTCTCGTAAAGAAGGACCGGGTAGAGACCAGTCTTGGTCTACTGCCCAATCTGACCAACCTTCATCTAAGATATTGCCATAATCATTCCAAGAAGGTTCTTCCATATTAATACTGTAATCGCCGTACTGAGTATTTGGGTCTTCCCACGTTAAAGACGGAGCGCCGTACTCTTCTTCAAAATCAAAATTGCCCCAATCAATATCAGAATCATAATCATCATAATCCCCCATACCCATATCGTAGCCCCAATCGGTACCAAAATCGAATGGCGATTCTTCTTCTGGAGTCATCCAATCGTACCCATAATCAGGTATATCCCAATTAAAACTATATTCTTCAGCCATATCTATCCTCTTTTATTAAGTTTATCGCGTTTCACGCTTTTTGTCCTGTTGTTATACATCTCACTCTGGACCCGGTGGTTCCGGAATAATCCTTTCTGTAATTGTTTTAGTCATAGTTGGAACCACTGCTTGAATCCAACGGGGATCAGCCCCTTCTTGCCACATTCGTCTCGCTATTTGTCCGCCTATGTACTTACCCACTCTACTTCTTCCTAAATTACTCGCTATTTGACGATAGCTGTCTGGTTCACTTTTAACCAATCCTGCTATACCCCCAGCCACATCTCGATAACCGCGAGGAGCGTTGCGCACTAGCATATTAGCAAATATATCTCTTTTAGGTAGATTGCCCTGTCTCAACGCCATAATACCACCTAACGCACTGGCTCTAGGACCAAACATTTTACTCAATGATCCCCCCATAAAATTCATGGCTAAAACATGTTTCCTCTGAGCGGGAGATAAACTTCTAATGCCTTTTAAACTTCGAGCAGTTTGATAAGCAGCTATAGCCATACCTAACGCCGGATTCATAATTCCGGCTAGTCTTAAAGCAGCATTTTTACCAAAATCACGGCGATCGGCTTTCTCACCCCAATCCCCACCAATTATCCAATCCATCATAGGACGTCCACCCGCTTGGCGGTAAGCCTGACGTTGTGTGCGTATTGGCGCACGTCTCTCACGAAAAGAAGGACGCGCTGCACGTCTTTCACGAAAAGAAAGTCTTGGTGCCATCGCTTGCGGTTGGTCAGCCGCTTGCGGTTGGTCAGCATCTTTAGCGAATTGGAGTACGTCTGAGTCAGGTGATACAACAAAATGAGGTCCGGTGAACGTGGACGCACTCGGAGAATAAGCGCCAACTGTTAAGCCTGCGGGGACGTGCCACCGGCTCATGCCCGCAGTTACGGGAGTATATGTTCTTTTAGATTTATCAATGCTTTGAGCTGCGTGGGGATCATAAATATATTGATTTCCTTGCTCATCAGTACGAACTTGAGGGCTGCCTTCAGGAGTAGGATCCAGTGACAGCATGGAAGCGCCGGGAGCGAGATCGCCCATCATTGAGTTTGAAATCATAACGTTATACTAATCGTTCCATTGTTTACTACACTTAACTTACCCACGCCTCCGGTTGCCTCTACACCGGTTGCATCAGAATCAGTTATATTAACCCATTTTTTACCGTTAAAAACTTCTAAAGCGTTCTCAGAAACATTCCAGATTACATCCCCCGCGTTAAATTGATTCTGGTCACGCAAAGTAACCGTGAATACAGGAGTGGCATTGGGATCAAATGACTCTAAATTCAGCTGTAAAATACGTACCAAGCGGTTAAATAATGCTCCATCTACTTCACTGTTGGTAGCATTGGGTAATCGAGTCTCTAATAATCTACCCATTATCTTTTTCCATTGGGTCTAACTTCCATACGCGATACGCCCAAACGCCAGCCCACGCCTTCTCGCACCTCACTGTCAGCATCGTCATCTGATTGTACCCGCAAAGCCGCTTGTCTCGCTCTGGCTCTCACATCCACCTTCTCAGTGGAGTTGGTAATGTTATTAGTGGAATTGGTCGCTAAACTGGCTCCTGGATAATTGCGCGTCTTGAGAACAAAATTAATTTGCTGTGTGCCAGCAGATCCGGTAAAGCTAACATCCGGAATAATACGATTAATGAATTGAAATTCCTGGCCTTCCGCAATATCAAAATCGCTGGATTCAATAAAAACATTGTCCATAGGGGAACCATCTGCATCATTGCCGTCCTCTTGTTCATACAAATATCCCGTACTCGCCGCCACCGTACCGGTACTTGAAGTGGCACGCGGATAGCGAGCCACGCCTTCGTCCAGCCACGCTTGTCTTGCCAATTGCCCGATGGTCCACGTTTGATCTTCGTAGTTATACACCACGTATTTATCTATTTCATTATTGCCGCCAGAACAATAAAACCAACCCACTTCATCAAAAGCCGTATTCGTAAATGCAAATACTTTATAGGCTTGAGTTTTGTTTAGATCACTGAATACATAATCAAGCACGCTGCAAGGAACTAATTCAACTGCGCCGTTATAAACATAAAATCCGCCCAAGTCTGCCCAAAATACCCCCTTTGGCGTATTAACACACGCATTGGGACCAATTAAACCAGTTCCTTCATTGATTAAATTAGGCGCAAATACATAAGGTAAGCCAACGTAAGAAATTTGATACATGGCGTTGTCAGTCCACACCAGTATTTCTTGACGCGCACGTAAGCTGCCCACAATACTTGAACCCGCAGATAATCTGAAAGAACCAGCGCTATTAGTGGATTTAGGTTCCCATTCCACCAGGTTTTCTTGATCACACCAGCATACAAACAACGGGTCAGCAGCGCCTGTGCGTGCGTTGTCAGATATAGGATCTGCACCGAGGGCCAGTAAATGTCGAGACACATCACTGGTTACAACTTGCAAAGCTACAGTGGGAACTAAATTAGCATTAGTTTCACTGGTTAAATTAACCGCTCGTTGCACAGTTGTATAACTATCACTGGCATCCCAGTAATAGATTCCCCCGTTGCGTGGATTCAATAACAAATCTTCACCGAAATTATCGTGCGACCACAGACGTAATTGACTGGTAAAACTTAAAGTTGCTGAACTTCCCCAAGTTCCTCCGCCCCATGTGCTGGCTCCCCATCCGGTGTTATCTACATAAGTATCCAGTCCAGTATTCAATTGATAAGCGCCGACTACAGACCCACCACCGTTTCCCGTATCACTGCTGTTTGCAAGAACTTCAGCTCCGTCGGTATCTTTGGCTTCGATAGTATAAACACTGGTACTTGTAACGGTAGCAATCTGGTATTCTTGGTTTAAAACAGTAGCCGTGATATTACCGCCTAAACTGGCAGCCCCACTGAAAGTGACAAAATCATTTTGTACTGCTCCGTGCGCAGTATCGGTTACATTAATAGTTGCATCCCCATCACCTACTTTACCAAAAGTTACATCCCCTGCTGAAGTGGTCGTTCTAATAGGCGTTACATCACTGTAAGCGTTTCCTTTAGTAACGTAATATTTGAGATGAGTACCGAGCGCGAGCCATTTAGTTCCTTGTAAATCAACCCATGCGTGCAATGCCCGACAACTGCCTTTAAACGTTGAAGAAATATCTTTGCTCCAGCCCCCTATCTTTTCCGGATAGCCTTTACGAAAACGAACTAAGTTGGCGTCATACCAACCTCCTTCATTACTATAGTCAGTTCCTTCCCGATTAATCCCGGCGCGAAAACTTAGGGGAATTAAAGGCATTCCTGTCTCCTGTTACTTTAAAAACTCCAAATAAGCAGTAAAGCCTAAGAACATTGTATATAAGCCAATTATTAACTTATCTATTTTATCGAAGCGTTTACTTCCTGCTTCCAATCTTTTTTCAATATTATCATACCTTATAGCACAAATATCTTCATGTGCTTTAAGTTTTATTTCCATTTTTTCAGTCTTTTCCATCTTTTTCAAATCCTTTAAACCATGAAGGTAAACCCAAGAATGGTCTGGTATCAAACTTATTTTCTTCAGCTTCTTCTCCACTTACATCGTTATAGTGAAAAAATACCTGACCACAACTTTCACCTTCAAACTTTTCTCGCCAATGTTCCAATTCACAGCCACGATATATCAGCATATCACCCACTCCTAACTCTATTTCTTTCCCTTTAGATTTGCTGGGTATATATTCATTCTCCTCTATAAATACTCCTTTAGAAGCATCAGGTTCTAAAAAAATAGACCAAGGATCACCGCCCAAATTTAAAGTAGTGGAGATTTCGCAACTGTACCGATCTTTGTGTCGCTTCAACATATCACCTTTTTTGTAAAGTCGGGCATAACTATAAGTGGGATTTAACTTAACCCCTTCTTCTATCTCTATGCGTGGATGTACTTTTTCCAGTAAAGTTTCCATAACCAAATCACTATAACAACTAAAAGTATTAGGAACTTGGAGGTCATTCCACCTCCCCCAATCCACATTAAACTGGGAAATATAACGAGCATCATAAAGTAATCGCACTACTTTCTTTTTATTGCATAAATAGTCATAACAAAATTCTGCCAATTCTCTTGATATTGCCCTTTTAATAACTTTATACATAAGGTTGTCCCAGACTCCAACAAACCAGAGAATGCCTTATTCCTTTAGTAACTGGCTTAACCCGATGCCAAACAAATGAAGGAAAAACAATCAAACTGCCCTTTGGTCTTATTTCTTCACAAATTTTAGGTTGTTTATTTCCATCTCCATCATGGAAAGCAAACTCTAAATCTCCGCCTTTGTATTCTTCTGGATCACTTAAACAAAGAGTCATAGATAACTTTCTGATTTTGCCATGTGAAGTAATATCATCAGGTTTATCATAAGGCATTTCATTACTGTCGCAGTGCCAATCGTAATACTGTCCTTTCTTGTATTCAGTAAATTGGCAAGACTCTGACCAATCCCATTGAAAGTTCCAGTTAGCCTTCTCATTAGCCATGTGTATAAAAGGATGAATTTCATTATATATCCATTGTTCTTGTAGCCAAACAACGTCTGATTTCCTTTTCTTTTGAATATTTTTTAATTCTTCTTCAGAAGGAGGTGTTGAATTTTCCCCTCTTCCCGTCAGAGCTGTTTTTTTCTCTCTGGAATTACCATACTGTAATATTTCATCACAGATTTTATAAGGTATTGCAGAGGCAAAGTACCAATAATAATTTTGTAGATTCAAAAGAAGCTATCTCCAATTTCCTTCCACTGTCTGTTTAAAAACTTGTTTATATCCCCACACACCACCTGCTGTCCATGTTCCATTAGTTTCCTTTATTATCACAATACCAGAACCACCTCCACCACTGAAGGGACCCGATGGACTACCACCAGGATCATAAGAAGCACCACCACCTCCTCCGCCTGTGTTTGCAGTTCCCGAAGTGGCTGTGGTCGTGGTCCATGAAGGAGTTGCGTAAGTACTAGTCATGTTACCACCAGCTCCGCCACCGCCAGTACCACCAACACCAGCACCTAAACTCCATACTGCCATTCCTCCACAACCTCCGCCTCCTGCGTAGGTTACATCTGAACCAGAAATAGTATTAGGTGTTCCAGCACCACCTGAAGCTCCACTGTACACTGTTCCTGATGGTTGACCTACTGTTCCTGCAACACTAGAACCACCGCCACCACCACTAACAGCACCAATACTACTACCACCACCAGGATTTCCTTGAGAGGGACTTACAGGAGGGGTATTACCAACTCCACCTGCGTTATAGCCAGGACCTGTCGGGGGAGAACTTCCAACTCCTCCACCAGAACCACCAGGGTTTCCATCTTCATAGTCTTGACCACCACCGCCTCCAGCCGAAGTTATAGGAGCAGGTGTTGCCATAACTGAATCAGAACCACTGGTTCCAGGTTGATAATAACGTACTCCAGCACCACCAGCACCTACTGTAATAGGATACTCTGAACCAGCCTCGACAGGACTGCTTGTGCCTACTCTATAGCCACCAGCTCCGCCTCCGCCACCACTATAATATGCTCCACCACCCGCAGCACCACCAGCGACTACTAAATAATCTATAGCAGGTACAGAAGCTGTAAATGTTCCAGATGAAGTAAAAGTAGTAACTTTATCTGATAAAACTGCTGTGTATTGCGAACCTATTAATCTACTCATAATTTATGCCCATGTTCCTGCTTTTACATAATCGTATAGTGCGTCCATATCCCATACTCCTGAGGCTCTATATCCAGCAGCCGCTTCTTTAGTTATAACGACTCCTGAACCACCATTTGAACCATCGTCAGCAGAAGTACTTGCATATTGACCTCCACCGCCACCGCCACCAGTGTTGGCTGTTCCCGCAGCTCCATTGGCTCCACCATCTGGTCCTCCACCACCTTTTCCACCTCCACCTGAACCTCCAGGTGCACTTGGACCACTAGTACCATAAGCAGGACTTCTTGATCCTCCGCCACCTCCACCACCATAAGTAGTGTCTGGACCTAGAATAGTGTTTGGTGTTCCATTACCTCCACCACCTCCTTTATTAGGTGTAGGAGATGATCCTCCTGTTGCAGTTGCTCCACCGCCACCGCCACCCATTCTTACGCTACCTGCTGGAGAAGGTGCTGATGGACCTCCATCACTTCCTTGAGATGGACTTACAGGAGGAGTGTTTCCAGTCCCTCCTGGATTTGATGCACTAGCATCTGGTCCTGCTCCACCACCGCCACCAGCAGAACCACCATCTTGACCTGTATTATCTCCTGGTGATGGATCATCATTTCCTCCACCACCGCCACCGCCACCAGTTGAAGTTATAGGCGCAGGTGTTGCCATAACTGAATTAGTTCCTGAGGTTCCTTTTTCATTGCTTCCTCCAGCACCACCAGCACCGACTGTTACTGGGTAGCCTGTTTCACCACTAACGGGAGTTTTTGTTCCCCCCAAATTGGTTCTGTACCCACCTGCTCCGCCACCGCCACCTGATGAGCTACCACCACCACCACCACCAGCGACTACTAAATATTCAAGTTCAGCCGTATAAGTAGTAGTAGTTAAAGTACCGCTAGAATTAAATGTGGTTATGACTTCAGGTTGAACAACTGGTGGGTTATCTACGCCTATTATTCCGCCATTAGCATTAGCCATAATTACCTCCTATAAAGATACCCAATTTTTAGCTGAAGCATCCCACCTATATTTAGTTTCACCTGTATCTGGACCAGTAAAAGTGCTTCCTATCCATCTAAGATTATCTTCCTCCCATGTAATAAAAACTGATAAATCACCTATTTCTGTGTCATTAGGAAAAGTAACAGGAGCTACCCAATCATCACTACTATTTAAAATCCAAGAAGTATAAGGTTTTAGGCTAATAAATTTATCCTTCGCTGCATCGTAACTGTAACCTATGCCAGCATACTGTTTTCTAAAACTGTTGTTGTAAGAAGTCTGCTTCCAAGAAGTTCCCCCTGTAGTAAAAGGAACTAAAGTTTCTACAAAATCTTCTGCTGTTGTTGATTCATCTCCGCCATGTGCCGCTACATCGTCATTAGATATAACAACTACTTGTAACACCACACTGCTTGAATTTAATTCCGCAAAATGAGCCATAATTATTTCTCCTATGCGTCATTAAGTATTTCATACGAAATCGTATAAGTTAAGTCACCATTAGCACTTGCTCCGCCTTCGATTAAATCACCTTCCTCTAAATACAACCCCCAGTTCTTGTCAACAAGAACTAGCGTTGCATCCGCAGGAACTGCAATCGTGGAAGCAAAAAGCACAACAGAACCACCGCTTTTAATAATACCCATTGTTACTGTAGCCGAGCTAGTGCCGTCTATATTGGCAACAACTACGCTATTAACTTTAACAAGTGTCTCAGAAGCGGCTGTCAACAAATCAGTGGTAGTGGTAGTGGTTAATGCACCATTAATCACTTCACCTGTAATTGTTGAAACATCTACTAAATTGGGATTTGCCAT